CATGTACTCACTCTACTACAAATCAAGAGTCTAAGATTACAAGGAGCATGAAGATAATCACTAGGTGACATCTTATCAAGCTTCACCTTTCTATAAAGGTTGGAGACTTTTTTTGCCCACTTCCAGTCATTTCCATTTTCACAGAAACTTGAAACTGGAAACTTCCATGTAATCATAGACCTTAAACTCGACTTATAGTTTTCTACTCTCTCTGTGACATCACTGTCACTGATCGGCTCCTCATCCTGTACGTAGTGCTCCTTAACAAAACACCGAATTTTTGATTGGAGATTCATGATCTCCCTCTTAGTAAGAGAATCCATTTTCGCACCTTGTTGCTTAACAAGGTCTCTCTGGATCAATAAGGCCAACATTAATTGGTATTCGGTAATTCTCTCTTCTTGGGCATTTAGCTTTGCGCCAAGACCTCCCAATCGTACAGGACCATGGAGATTCTTAAAGGTTTGTTGCAGACTATCTTTATGTTCATGAATAAAGATACCAGTTGCGATTTCAGGATTCGGGCAACCGGATATGAATTCATCATGCATAGGACCTAAACTGGTCAAAGGACATTCATCCTCATCAATCTTGTTATCAAAATCTTTCTTTGAAGATTTTGAACTTCCAATCTTCTTCAGAAGACCAAGATTGACCCACGGTAGCTTCTTCATGGAGCCCTTGTGGGGGACATAACATTGAGAATTCAATGTTAAAAATGTCTTTGATGCATAATTTTTGCCTGGGGAAGGAGTTAATCCAACCTGAGGAACAATTCTCTGCCAAATTTTATAGAGCTTGGCATCTGCACAAAAACCTATATCATCACCATTAATTAAGACTTTCACCCCCGAACCGTCTGTGGAGACTTTTGGATACTTGCCGGAATGTCTAAAGACACTCTCAGCAAAAACCGCGTAGTTTATCACGCATAGCACTGGAAAGGATAATAAACTTCCCATTAGCTGACCATTCGTTTGTAAGAATGGTTTTTTAAAATCTCCATCAAGACGTTTAAACTCTTGGGACGCATGGATAAGCGTCTTGGACAATGAATTACGTGCAAGAATATGAGCAAATGGTTCATTCGACCACTTCGATCTCATATTGGCTAGTATGGTCTTAACTACTAGCTCACTAGCATCCTGATTAAAATTATCAGTTGCTGCACTGTAATCACCAGAAATCAACATTTGTTGTTTCTTGTTAAAGTCCTCACATAGCCAAGAGATGTGACTGTCATTAATGGTTTCACCGATCAACTTAAACTGGTCAAATTTCCTAAGATGTCCATGAATTGCCTTTTGGAAAGGTTTGATAAGAGAACAGAAATAATTATTTTTAGTAATTATTCTGGCTTTCAAGGGGTCTTCCACGACCTCCGTTTGTGCTTCTAGTTTAGTATGCACATCCGATCGGACACTTTCCTCATGGCGACTCACGGTATCAAAGGAGAGTTGCGACTGTCTTAGTTCAATCACAATTCCCGGAAAGGTTTCATAGAAACCCGAGAGCTCATCCGTTGGACACCAGAGGTCCTGTCTGTTTTTCTCAAACAGATAGGTTTGATTACCTCCCTTGGACCTGGAATTCTCAAA